TGGTTGATGCTGATGACACCCTCGATAGTATCTTTAGCAGTGATATGGCTATTGGCAAATACGTCGCACAACGTGCTGGTATCGGTATTAACGCAGGACGAGTCAGAGGAATCGGGTCTAAAATCCGTGGTGGAGAAGTTCAACACACAGGTGTTGTCCCCTTCCTTAAAAAGTTTGAATCAACTGTCCGATGCTGTACTCAAAACGGGGTCAGAGGCGGATCAGCTACGGTCCACTTTCCGATCTGGCATAAAGAAATTCAAGACATCATTGTTCTCAAAAACAACAAAGGAACAGAAGACAACAGAGTAAGGAAGTTAGACTACAGTATACAAATATCTAAATTATTTTATGAAAGATTCATTCGCTCGGAAAGCATTTCTCTTTTCAGCCCTCACGATGTGCCTGGCCTCTATGATAGCTTTGGTACTGGGGACTTCGATGACCTCTATAGAAAATACGAACGGCAGGAAGATATTCCGAGATCAACTGTTGATGCACAAGAACTCATCCTAGATATCCTCAAGGAGAGAGCAGAGACTGGTCGTATATACATTATGAATATCGACCACTGTAATGATCACTCATCCTTTAAGGATCAGGTATTCATGAGTAACCTCTGCCAAGAGATCACTCTACCTACAGATCCTATCCATCACATTGATGATGCTGATGGTGAGATAGCACTGTGTATCTTGTCTGCTATTAATGTAGGTAAGATTAATAAGATAGAGGACATGGAAGAACTCTGTGACCTATCTGTCCGTGCTCTAGAAGAGTTGATAGACTATCAGGGATACCCTGTGGCAGCAGCAGAGAGGTCTACAAAGTATCGTAGGTCACTTGGTATAGGTTTCATTGGTTTAGCACATTATCTTGCTAAGAATAATGTTAAGTATAATGATCCTGCTGCATGGCAAATGGTACATGAGTTGACTGAGGCATTTCAATACTACTTACTGAAGTCATCTAATGCTATTGCTAAGGTTAAGGGTAAATGTGATGGGTTTGAAAGGACTAAGTATGCTGATGGCATACTACCAATTGATACATATAAGAAGGACGTAGATCACATTGTCTCTAACGAATTGAAGTATGATTGGGATGGCTTACGGAATGATATCACCACCTACGGTCTTAGGCACTCAACATTGTCCGCACAAATGCCTTCGGAGAGCAGTTCCGTTGTGTCAAATGCAACCAATGGAATCGAGCCACCTAGAGACTACTTGTCCATTAAAAAATCAAAGAAGGGACCTCTTAAGCAGATTGTTCCACAGTTTAACTCCTTAAAGAATAACTATACGTTACTCTGGGATATGGAGAGCAACGAAGGTTATATAAATGTAGTAGCAGTGATGCAGAAGTTCTTTGACCAAGCAATTAGTGGTAACTGGGCATACAATCCAGAGAATTATCCTAATAATGAAGTACCTGTATCTGTAATGGCAAACGATCTTCTAACTACATACAAGATGGGATGGAAGACCTCTTACTATCAGAATACATATGATGCTAAGAAGGATGTTGATGAGCCAGCACACTCAATAGGATGGAAGGATGAGGGAGGTAATGATATTAATAAATTGATTGATGACCTGATGGAAGCAGACGAATCAGAATGTGAGGCATGTAATGTTTAGTACTAGATTAAAAGAAGGGACTAAGAAGTCCCACAACGCAGCAGAGAATACTAAGTTTGTATCACAATTCCTTAAGGGAGTACTAAACCCAGAGGAATATAGGAAGTTGATCACTGACTTCCACCATGTGTATGAAACCATGGAGCAGAGGATCAGTTCGACAACTGACACATACGCTGGCACACTCAAGCAATGGTGTGTTAAACTAAACAGGACTTCTTTCCTTGAGAGGGATCTTAGATACTTCTATGGTCCTATGTGGAGAGAAGAAATAGCTGCCAACACATCTGAATCTGCTAAGACTTATGTCTATCGGATCAATGAGGTGGCAGAGAATGATCCATACTTACTAATAGCACACCACTATACACGTTACATCGGTGACCTGTCTGGTGGACAGATCCTAAAAGGAATAGCTAAGAAGGCACTCACTCCTCCAGAGGGTGAAGGACTTCACTTCTATGACTTCCCTATGATTGAGGATGCTAAGGCATTCAAGAAAGATTACAGGGCAGTACTGGATGGTCTTGAGTTAGATGAGCAACAAATCAATGCTCTAATAACTGAGGCTAACTATGCATTCCGATTAAACATGTACATCTTTGATGAGGTACAAGGAGATGCTAGTAAGACAGTGTGGAAGATATTCTGGAACACACTCAGAGGTAAGGCATGACCAAAGATTACGATGACTCCAATTGGAGAGAAGAATACAAGGCATATACTTCTAGTAAGTATCAGTTAGACCTACTTGAGAATGGACCTAAGAGTCTTGCCCAGTCATGGATGATGGGTGCAATGCATAACAAGTGGAAAAAGATGAAGGGATATAAAGATCCCGAGCCACCTGATTGTCAATCCTCATTGAAGGAATGGGAACAGAGTGTGAAGAAATGGGATTAACCGTATTCAATACCGAGCAGGTTGATACCAAGAAGCAACCGATGTTTTTTGGTAAGCCCCTAGGTATACAGAGGTATGATGAATATAAGTACCCTGATTTTGATAAGTTAACTCAGACACAACTTGGATATTTCTGGAGACCAGAAGAGGTATCACTTCAAAAGGACAGAGGTGATTACAAAACCTTAACGGATCAACAGAAGCACATATATACAAGTAACCTGAAGTATCAGATCCTACTTGACTCAGTGCAAGGACGTGGACCTGGTATGGCATTCAGTCCTTACTGTAGTCTTCCAGAATTGGAAGGGTGCATGGGTGTGTGGGAATTCATGGAGCAAATCCATAGTAGATCTTATACACACATCATAAAGAATGTATACCCTGACCCTGGAGTTGTATTCGATACTGTATTAACAGACAAGAATATAATTCAGCGAGCAGAGTCAGTAACCAAAGCATACAATGACTTTATAGAGTACGCTTCCCAGTATGCCACTGGTAACATGTGGGCACCTGGTGCTAGGTCATCACCTAGTCATGCGTGGACTCTTAAAGATTTAAAACGACACCTTTACCGTGCAATTATTAATGTTAACATCCTTGAGGGAATTAGATTCTATGTTTCCTTCGCTTGCTCGTTTGCGTTTGGCGAACTCAAACTTATGGAGGGATCCGCTAAGATTATCTCTCTCATCGCCAGAGATGAAAGCCAGCATCTTGCACTTACTCAAAAGATAATATACAAGTGGAAGAAGGGTGATGATCCTGACATTCAGGAGATTGCACAAGAAGAAACGGAGAACGTTATCGCTATGTTTAAGGCTGCAGTGGAAGAAGAGAAGGCATGGGCTTCGTACCTATTCCAGAATGGATCCATGATTGGTCTTAACGAAAGATTACTTTCACAGTACGTTGAATGGATTGCCAACCGACGTATGAAAGCTATTGGTGTTAGTCCTATATACGACATACCTGCAAAGAATAATCCATTACCATGGACAGAGCACTGGCTAAATAGTAAAGGCCAGCAGAATGCTCCGCAGGAAACTGAAATTGAATCTTACATCGTAGGAGGGATTAAACAGGATGTCGAATCTAATACCTTTAGTGGATTTAAGCTCTAGACTTTATAGGAAAGTCAGGGATACCTGGTTAGGAAAATTGAATGAGAAGAAGAACGTCTCAGGAGAGAGCGATTGGCTCGCTGAGAGACCCGAAAATTGGTATCAAGGACCACTTATCTTTCCTCAAATCTTTGAAGAGAGACCTGAAACGACACCGAAAACCATCCACGCACCGTATGAGGAGAAGTGGTCAGATTAAGAAGTGTAACAAGAATGACAAAAAAACTTGCTAAATAGTTATGGTATGGTAACATACTAATACGTTCATCCCAAAAGGGACGCAAGTAAGCCGACTCGGAACGGACATCGTTCATCCCATGTTTCATCTAGCAGTTATAGCAACAGCGTTTTCCTGTACTGATGCTCAAATACTCATCGATAAGATGAGTGAGTATAAGATAGAGGAAGAGTCACGAGCTGAGATGATCAGCGTAGTGTTAGAAGAGACACCTCATTGTGAGTGGGACGCAAAAGCCGACTGAAGGAACGGGGTCTTATCCACCCTACCTTTAGGTAAAGCCAATGGCAAAAGTCACTTATCGTGGAGTCGAGTATGACTCTGACGAGTACAACGCAAGAGTGCTTCGTGAAGCATCTCAACAGCGTAATCACGATCTAATGTATCGTGGTATCAAGGTTAAGACAGGTGCAATACCCTGCTCATAACAGAATAAATAGTGGGGACTCACGTCCCCATTTTTTATGGGATATTATGAACCAATGAAAGATATACAATGGTCTGCCTATGTATTACTGCCCAGTAATAGATTACAGAAGGTAGAGTTCATGTGTCAGTCTAATCTAAGAGAGGACGCAGAGAATAGATGTAAGTCACTGTTTGGTGTGACTGATGTCAGACAATTGAAGAGGGAGTGGTGAAGTACCCCTTCCCCAAGTCATTCATGTTAGTGATTGCTGGTAAAGCAACACGTTGGTGGCCTCCTATTGACTTATCAGACGAGTATGATAAGATACATAATCTAAGGGCACGAGGATATTGGCATGGGAATTGACACCCAAGGGATGAGTGGACCTGTTGATCCTAATTTTAAAGGGAAGCCACAGGCACAACCACACAAACCTGCTATAATTAAACCTCGTAGGATCCACACTGACGAAATGGTCAAGGAGTTGAAGATCCTACTCAATGAAGTACTTGATGAGCGTGAAGGTAAGATGAATTACACATCATACTTTGACACTGAAAAGTTTAAGCATTATGTAGGGGAAGAGGAGCCCCCTTATACAAGAAACTAAATACCATTATCGGAGTCCATTATGGACTGGGATTTAGAGTTAAAATCAGAACAACTGGAGCATATGTTAACAGTCTACCAAGATCACATCGAGGAACTAGAAGCAGAAGCAAAAGAAATGCAGGAGGAGATACTCTTCCTTAGAAAGCAACTTGAATATAAAACTCTGGGCAAACCAAACTATGATACAGACCTCAAAGCGTAAACGCATAGGCGTTATGTGCTCTGGAAAGGGTACCAACTTTGAAAACATTGTCATGACATGTAACAGGCACGAGGTAGTGCTGATGATACATGATAAGAAAGAGTGTGGAGCAGAAAAGAAGGCAGCCAAGTTTGGCATCCCACATATAAGAGTTAAGCATACACATGAAGACGATATGGTTTCTCTGTTTAAAGCATACAGAGTAGATCTAATAGTCTTAGCGGGGTACATGAGAATCCTGAAGAATCCTTCAGCATTTCACTGCCCCATTATTAATGTACACCCATCACTGCTACCAAAGTATAAAGGATTACACGCAGTTGAACAAGCCCTAGATAGTGGTGACGAGATAACAGGATGCACAGTACACTATGTGAATGAAGAGTTAGATGGTGGTGAGATAATAGCACAGAGTAAGGTAGATATATTACCTGATGATACTGTGGACACCCTGACTAGACGCATTCAACTACAAGAGTATGCATTGTTACCACATGTAATTGATAATCATGAAACCACAGTCAGCGAAAGCGAAGGGAAGACTCTTTCAGCAGTGGGTGCGAGACCAACTGATAGAGAGCAGGGATATACACCCAGAGGACATAGAATCACGGAGTATGGGGGCGGGTGGAGAAGACTTGATTATGGCTCGTGATGCTAGACAGAAGTTTCCTTTTAGTATAGAATGTAAGAACCAAGAGAAGTTAAATGTCTATGATGCATACGATCAGGCATGTGCTAACTCAGGTGACCACGAGCCCATCTTATTCATGAAGAAGAATAGGAAGAAGGCTCTCGCTGTCGTTGATGCTGAATGGTTTATTAAAAATGTCCGTCTATAATATGTTTTCAGTGCCGATCATTCACTATAAGATTGGTAACTGGGAAGTAAATAAGAAGATCATTATGGATGCTCTACCACCAGAGAGTCCAGATAATTTTGAGGAAGAGGGTGGATTATATACAGACTTCTTTAAGAATGCAGACAAGGATAGTACTAAGCTACCTCCTTATGGTGAGACTATAGTTAATATTATTAAACCATACCTAGCAGACTTCACTGACCAGAGAAGGGTGGAGTTTACTGACATGTGGTATCAGTATCAGAATCCAGGTATAGATCATGGGTGTCACAACCATGGACATAGTGGATGGTCGTCAGTTATATACGTTGAGTTTGACCCAGTGGTACATCAAGGTACCCAATTCTATTCTCCATTCAATAACCCTTGGAATGGTAACCTAGAGTTGTACATACCACCAGTGGATGAGGGTAGCATGGTTATATTCCCCTCCACTATAGTACATGAGTCACTAAAGAATCATTCTGATAAGAGAAGGACTATAATATCCTATAATCTTAGAGGACATGTGGATGTAGTTAAGTATGAGTTGTGGCAAGGTGACCCTATAGTAAAGAGGATGGTACCACGTGAGTGAGATAGTAACATACAAAGGATCATTCTGTGAGAGAAGCACCGATTTTATTTGGGGTAGACAGATACCAGATGAAATATGTGATGGTCTGTTAGAATTCTGGACACATCAGAAGTTTTTACCTGTCACACCAGGTCAGGTGTATGATCAGGGTGATATAAGTGTTAACAAAGAGTTAAAAGACTCTATGGATGTACATATCCCTCATCAGATTGGAATGCCCCACATACAGGAGTATAGAGAGGCATTACAGGGGGTATTAAATGACTACTGTCAGAAGTTTCCTTTCTGTCAGACCTCACGCTTCCAGATAGTAGAGCCAATGAGTATGCAATGCTATCCTGTTGGTGGTGGGTTTAAGGAGTGGCATACCGAGAGGTTGTCCCCTCTGCCAGGTAATATATACAGACACCTAGTCTTTATGACATACCTTAACGATGTCCCTGACGGTGGGACTGAATGGTATCATCAAGACCTTTACATTCCAGCGAAGAAAGGTTATACTGTCATATGGCCTGCTGATTGGACTCACTTCCATAAGGGAAGGATCTCTGAGACATCAGAGAAACAGATCATCACGGGGTGGTTCTCTTTTGTCTGAAGAAACCTACTACCAATACCTATTACAACAGTACAGAATGGCACAGATGGACATGGGAGCAATCCCTAAAGAAGAGCAGAATGAGAGATGGAATCGAGCACTCGATATCTTTATTGAATCTGTTCATAAACCTGACAACGCATTACGCTCTTGTGCACACAACCAAAAGTGCTATAATGAATTGATGTGGGTCAGAGATGAGATCATCACACATTTACAAACGCTACGGAGAAAGACATGACTTGTGGATTACACGGAAAATTAGACACTGCTATCACAGCAGTAAAGGAAGCACTTACAGCAGCACTAGAAGCAGACGTAGGTGATAAGCAATTGGACAACTTAGTTTGTGCATACAAAGGACTGAAGTCTGTACGTAGTACTACTAAGCATGAGCCACAGATTACATTCACACCTGACCCTACTCTAGGTGGAGCAGTAGAATTCAATGATAATATTTCCATTGATACTTCTGACCTAGTTGGTGCAGCAGATACAGTCACCATTGGTACTGGATTACCAGGTGGATTGGGAAGTGATGTCATCACGTTTGGTAACGACATTACATTTACTGATACGATTGATCAGGACACTTAATATTGGTGCGGGTATCCGCATTAATACCTATTTGACAGGGGTATAGATTTGCTATATAATATTGTTACGTTACTTAACAAAAGTAAACACAATGACACAATCAGTAGCAAGACGTAGTACAGTTACTGAGTACGGTAAGCAAAATATCTTTGCTTCCGAGCCTCAGATGGAATACGTTGACAACTATGAAGGTTACTGGGTTGAGGCAGAAAGAATCAATGGTCGCCTAGCGATGATCGGTTTGTTTGCAGCAGTCCACAACTATGCCATCTTCGGATGGATCATACCAGGGATTGCTTAGTCGAAGCAGGTCTCTTTAAATTTCTACCCCTATTAAATCTAAGAAAATGACACCAGAAGCAGAAAAGTTTAACGGTTGGATGGCGATGATCGGTTTCGTCGCAGCATGTGGAGCATACATCACCACAGGTCAAATCATCCCAGGTATATTCTAATGAATCCATCACAAGCATTAGACCTATGGGCAAGAGCAAACGGAAGGTTTACAATGGTAGCCTTCTGGATTGGCATCGCAGCATACACCAAGGTCACATACTTTAGTTAAAATATCTAAAGTATAAATACTTATTCAAATATTAAGAAACCGTAACAAACAATGAGCGACTTTACAGCCGCATCAGACAGTATATCACCACTAATAGCAGTCCTCTGGGTTTTTTATCCCATGGCTGCTTTAGTCTTGATTGAACTCATCCTTCGTTTCTTTAATGACGATGATGATGATCAGGATGGTGGTAAAGGAATTAGAATACCAGCAATGCAAACAGTACCTTCAGGAGCTTAACATGCCTTTCGTAGTTTTCGGTTGCATCTTAGCAGCTACAGCATACACTAACGTATTTTCATTAGTACTTCAATGATTATAGTATTTCTTATCATTGGTATACTCATCCTCCTAGTTGGACTAGGAGTGTGGCAGACATTTGGATCAGGTAACTCGGATCTTAGAGATCCTATTGACGAGCATGCTAAACTACATGAGCTAGGTATAGCACACGGTCACTCACCCAACAGGAAATGATATTTTTAATCTCCATAATGTCCTTCGCAAACTTTGTATTCTATCCTCTAGTGATAGGATTCTTTGTTGCATTGATCATTGAACAGATCTTTAGAGCACAAGACAAAGCACCTCAAGTGCTTAGGTCTATGGCAATTAGGAAGTACATGTGGAGACAAGCATGGATCTTTAATATCATTTGGTTTGTTGGTTACTTTATATTAATGCTTACCATGGGTAGGCAACAAGCACCAATGCCCGATATGATATGGCAGGGATAGAATCTACTCTTATAACTATACCAGCAGGACTCCATGGACTTCTTGAGTTTGGATTCCTTGTTGCTGTTGGAATAACTTTTGGATGAAAATACTGAGATTCACCAGTGGTGATACTTACACACCGTTTGCACCATACTGGGACTACTTTATTTGTGAAGATAAAATACATGCAAACCTTGAGAGTTTGTACAAAGAGATACTTGTAAGAGAAAAGAATATAATTTCTTCTACTGAGTTTGAAGATGACTGGGGTACCCAGTTAGGTCCAGACTCCTTAACGTCCAGGTCTAACACCTACAACTTGTTGACCTGGACTGATGCTGTTCCCATACGTGAGGAAGTTAGACGCACACACGATAAGTTTAGAGAGCAACTAGGATTGCCACATGTCTTGGTGTATGCACAGGCATGGGCTAATGTAATGAGGAAGGGAGAAAAGATAGAAGCACATCGTCATGGTAACGATCCTCTTACGTACCTTAGTGGTCACGTATGTATCAAGGTGGATGGTACTAAGACATACTATAAGAAACCTTATGGTGGTGAAGACTTTGCTTCAGACAACGAGGTGAATAAGGTTACCCTCTTCCCTAGTTGTATAGAGCATTACACTGACAGGTATGAGGGAGATGAGGAAAGAGTTACAATTGCATTTGACATCCTTACTCAACAGGGTTATGATAATGTCAAAGATGAGTGGAAGGACCACTGGGTTACGTTATGATTGAAGATTGGGGTTTGGATGATGGTAAACTAGAGGAGAGGAAACTCTGCTTGAGTTGCATTGCTAAGTCCAAGTATGATATTACTAGGAAAGCATATGAATTCTGTCACAATATGGTGCAGGGGAATGTTATAAAAGATATGCTACCGACTGAAGACAATCTTAAGAATCATGAGGTGGCAGAGTATGGTGGTGACTACTACCAGATGATACAGGACAAAGTACTACATGAGTTTGAGAAGTTTCTAAAATGAAAATTGTTATTGTAGGTGGTGGTACAGCAGGTTGGATGGCAACTGCTGCATTAGCAAAGACATTCCCTGACTATGATATTAGTATCATTACAGGTGATGAACCTATTGGAGTTGGTGAATCAACTACACCACACATCAATCAGTACCTACAATACATGGGTATCACTGATGATGTATTCATCCCTGCTGCTAGAGCAACATATAAAATGTCCTCTAGGTTTGAGAATATTGCAGGTGAAGATCACGTCTTTCACTATCCTAACGGACAGAATATAGTACAAGACCCTAAGTTTCATCACTGGATGCTTGCTAAAGCATTCTATCCGAAGGACTTACCTTCCTTCGCTGAAACTTTCATGCCCTTTGTTACAGTGGCCGACGCAGGTAGACTACCTCTGAATGATAACTTGCTACACCCTTATGATATTTCTAAAGACCGAGCGTTCCATATCGACGGAGCTAAATTCGCTGCCTTTCTTAAAGAAACTTTCTGTAGTAATGTTAGAGTGGTGCATAGTAAAGTTGGCAACGTATTGTACAAAGGAAAAAGAATACAATCTGTCTCTGTGGAGAGAGGACCGACTGACCTGCGGGAACCGAAGATTGATGCAGATCTCTTTATCGACTGTACTGGGCAAGCATCTACACTAGGTGGAGCACAGAGCAGTTGGATCCCATTTGATTCTATCAAGTTAGACACTGCTATCGTAAAGAAGAGAGATTATATTGATAAAGATAAAGAGATGGTACCATACACCAACGCTAAGGGTATGGATGCTGGTTGGATGTGGACTATCCCTACGTTAGATTATATCTCAGAGGGATATGTATTCTCCAGTAAGTATAAGAGTGTAGAGGGTGCTATCCATGAGTCAGGACTGACAGATCCAAAGGTAATTAAGTTTAGGAATGGTAGATACGAGGAAGCATGGGTAGGAAACTGTGTAAAGATAGGTCTATCATATAGTTTCATTGAACCACTGGAGTCCACCTCATTATTTGGTGTGCATCATGGTATCCTTTCACTTATAGATCAATTAAGACAGGGAAGACCAGGAAAGTTTGCTCGTGACCTATTCAATCACAACATGGCAGAGCATACTGATGGTTGGAGAGAGTTTGTAGAGGCACACTATTATTATAGTAGTAGAAGGGACACTGAATATTGGAGAGAGGTAACAGAGGAGACACATTATGATGCTAGTAACATCAACAGTCATGACTTCGTAAGATTCTTGATGATTAATGGAGACCCTGTGCCACATGATCAGTCACCTATCCTTTACATTCTAACTGGATCAGGGTATACTAATATCAATCAACGTCACTACGAGTACTTTGGATATCCTAAGACGATATCTCAGGGCACAGTAGAGAATTGGATTGCTCTTCACAAAGCACGTAAACAACTTGCAAGGAAGATGCCAACCATGTATAAATATCTACAGGATACTTTCGATCTATGAACATTCTACCAGAAATCTTTGACAAGCAAGCTAGGTTTAAGCCTTGGTTGTGGGAGAAGTATGGTGACACCTTTGATGATGAGAAGACCAGAAAGAAAAGAGCAGAGAATGAGTCTGAGTTGAAGTACAAGAAAGATAGAATGATGCACGGCAGTAAGAAGGTCGGACATTCTAAGGACAGCAAGACCTATAAAGAATTCGTAGCCAATGCTAAGAAATCTAAACTCCGTAGAGGAGAGGTCAAGAAGCTAGTCGGTGGTAAGTGGGTCAGTAATAAAGACTAATGTATTTTTTATTCATTGTTATATCAGCAGTGCTTGCTTGGCAAGCATTCAAGTTAATGTCACAAGGATGGAAAGTCATGGACGAACCTATTAGACCAAAGATAAATCAGCACCCAGAGATGGATGAGGTAAAGCATGGTGATGAATTACTTGTAGTTAATTTCAATAGACCTATTCCAGCAAGAGATCCTTTGTATCAGTCACTTCAGAATCGTGTAGAGACTGGGATGATAGATGATCCTTGGGATGACAAGAGTGATGACGATGATGAGGGAGGTCTAGTAGTAAGAAAATGAAAGAGATAGAAGAACTCTGGGAGACAGACGAAAAACAAATTGCTAAGAAGCAAGAAGAAGGAGGTGACATACTCTTCGAGGAGCCTCCTGCTATTAAATTAGAATTCCACGACTACAAAGGATGAAACCCCCGCTACACAGACTGCCACTCGATGAGTGGTTTGATGATGTACCCCACCCATATGATTCATGGCCCATGGCAAAAGATTTTGACAACCCACGTCCAGAAGAGGACGTAGCAGCAGACATCAGTCTTCACGAGAAGATGTACCGTCTTGCAGTAGAGAAGCACTCACCTTGGAAGGGTGGTGGATCAGAAGAATGGTTAGACAGTAAGCCAGGTTAGAAACTGGCACAAGCAGCTTGACAAGATACAAAACTTCATATATATTATTAGTGTCTTCGGACATTCATCATCCCCCTAACCAAGACCACGGGGTTATAATGTCTTAATCATACCGTTCAACAAAATCGTTCTCATAACAAATGACTACTCTTACTAAAAGAGATAGCGGTTTGTTAGCTAATTGGACTGAGTTTGGTGATTGGGTAACAAGTACAAACAACCGCATTTATGTTGGTTGGTTTGGAGTTCTAATGATTCCATGCTTGTTGGCTGCTGCCACTTGCTTCATTGTAGCTTTCATCGCTGCTCCTCCCGTAGATATCGACGGGATTCGTGAACCAGTTGCTGGTTCATTCATGTATGGTAACAACATCATCTCTGGTGCTGTCGTTCCATCTTCTAACGCTATCGGACTACACTTCTATCCCATCTGGGAAGCTGCCACACTTGATGAGTGGTTGTATAACGGAGGTCCATATCAGTTAGTAATC